AAAAGCCCGGAAAGGAAAGTCCGGGCAATATGGTGTCAAGATTTTTGAAAGAAATGTTGAAAGCAACATTGATCAGTTGTACAATGAACTGATAACAGGCACATATAAAACTTCTGAGTATAGCGTGTTTAAAATATATGACCCAAAAGAACGCGAAATATTCAGATTACCCTTCAGAGATAGAGTAGTTCACCATGCCATTATGAACATACTTGAACCTATATGGACATCGATATTTATTCACCACACATATTCATGCATAAAAGGCCGTGGAATACATGCTGTGTTGAAAGATTTAAAACAGGACTTGAAAGATGGTGAGAACACAACATATTGTCTTAAACTAGACATAAAGAAGTTCTATCCAACTATTGATCATGAAGTTTTGAAATCTATTATCCGTCTAAAATTGAAAGATAATAAGCTACTTAACTTATTGGATGAAATAATTGATAGTGCTCCTGGTGTTCCAATTGGGAACTATTTATCACAGTTCTTTGCAAATCTGTATTTATCCTACTTTGACCACTGGTTAAAGGAAGAAAATCAAGTAAAATACTATTACCGGTATGCAGATGACATTGTTATTCTAAGCGGAAATAAACCGTATTTACACGAATTACATAAGGATATAGACGCTTATTTAGTAACTAAACTAAAGGTGCAGATAAAAGGTAATTATCAGGTATTTCCTGTCGATTCTCGCGGTATTGACTTCGTAGGTTATGTTTTTTATCACTCACATGTTTTAATGCGTAAATCGATAAAGAAACGACTTTGTCGGAAAGCTGCAAAGCTCAATAAAATGAAGCAAATAACAGACAAAGAATATAAAATTAAAATAGCTCCTTGGCTCGGTTGGGCTAAGCATTGCAATTCAAAAAACTTATTAAAAACTGTATTAAATGAAAAGGTTCTCTGATTTCGGAATAAAAACAAATGAAGATAAAAACATATTTGCAGTGCCTATTATATCAATAGAAGAGGTTACTAACTGCGAAATAGAAGTGTTGGATTTTGAGGCTAATGTAAAGACTAAGCATGGTCCAGGAAGATATATTGTAAAAGTGCGATATGAAAATATAGAGCGGAAATTTTTTACCAATGCAGCCCCAATTAAAGAGGCTTTGGACAAGGTTCAAAAACAAGATTTTCCATTCTTAGCAACGATAAAACAACAGCGGTTTGGTAGTGGAAGCGGAAAAACATTTTATTTCACATAAAACAAAATAGATATGATACTAGGTTACAAAAAGCTTTTTCCTTGGAACAAACCAACGGAATTCGACCGTAAAATAATAAACGGTCATAAGAAACACACAATACGAGTAGATGAACATGACCGGTGGCGTGCCGGAAGGCGAATAAATCACTGTCATGGCGTTAGAACTAAGCACTTTGATAATTTCTACAATAACGATTGTACAGGCACACAGAAAATTGAAATTAAATGGAGTCACTTATACAAAGATGCACCGCGTGCTGCTGTCTATGTCGATGATAAATGCATTGGTACATATACAAACATGTATCCTTCAGGACTATTAAAAGTTTTAGCATATAACGATGGTTTCGACTCAGTTGATGACTTCTTTAAATGGTTCAATACAGACTTTACTGGAAAACTAATTCACTGGACTGATTTACGGTATTGATAACTCCTAAAACTAATAATATGGACTTAGTAACAGCAAAAAATATCCTGAATAACAGGACATCGACCAAAGAAGAACTCCGCGAAGCTTTAGCCTTCGCAGTTGGAGTTCCCTATAAGGAAAAGTATAAAAAACAAGTAACGGTCTTTACTGTTTGTCGGGATTACTTCTGCGAAGAGTATGCGAAGTATAGCGGAATTCGTTATTCATTTGGGGCTAAAGATGGCAAATCGTTGGCAAACTTGCTCAAGAAAATAGAAAAAATAGTGGATAACCCGTCGGATGATCAGATTGTGGTAGATACTTTCAAAGTGACTATACAGCAGCTTCCAGATTGGTATAAACAGAATGGATTCAGTCTTTCAGTGATTGATAGCAAGTTTAATGAGATCGTGTCAGCAATTAAAAAGAATGGAAAACAACCAACAGCCGTTACCACAGACTACAAGCAAAGAGTCATTGAAGATTTACTCTCCTGATGTAGTACAGCAGTCGCTTGCAACTATTAAGACAGCCAACGATGCATTGGCTGTGTATAATAAAGTTCCGAGCCTTGCAAAGCTTCGCAAAGAGTTCGGAAGTGATAAAATAGAGGCAATTATAAAGCTTTACCTGATTGAAATAACCGAATTGGTAAACCTAAAGCGTCCACTGACAGAACCGCAAATTGAATATATTGCTAAAGAGGTTCTATCGACCTATTACATGCTTACTATTGCCGATGTACATGTGATATTTAGAAAGATTAAACACGGTGAATTTGGCAGCATGTACGAAAGTATGGACGTTCCAAAGGTGCTTAAAATCTTTCAGCTATACTTTGATGAACGTTGCGAAATTGCTGAATATAATAGTCGTAACAATGGAATTTACGATAAAGGGGATAACATAACATCAGCCACAATGACCAAGTATTTTAATGATTTAGAAAAGAAACTAAAAAAATGACTCACAAACGATACATGCACCCAACTATTGAACTTTGTCGGGACTGTGAAGGCACTGGAACAATGTATGTTTACGACAAATACGATTTGTTACATCAAGAACCAATTGCAATAAATTGTACAACCTGTGAAAGCAGTGGACGCGTATTAGTAAGTAAAATAACAGTGATAACAGTTGAACCATTTAAAACCAAATAACTATATTTGTAAAAAAATACAGCCATGAAAAAACTAATATTATCAATTTTCCTTTTAGCGTCGGTATACGCAAGTGCACAAATTAAGTTTATATCAACTAATAAGGATGATATGCGTGCCCTGAGTGATAGTCTCATGTCGAATGCAAAACGTCACTATGTATTTAAATCGGAAAAAAACAGCGAGTATGCTTTTAAATATGAGTATGTAAATACCGTAGATGACTCAGACCGGTTATATGTTCTATTTCGGATTATAAAGAAAGGCGAGAATAAAGACTTGGAAATTAAAGGAGTTCCTGAATATCGTTTTGAGTCTGTTTCGGGGCGTTTCTTAGACCTTTTCCCATTCTGGAGTAAGTTTATCAATCCGGGTGAAAATATGGACGCGTTGCAAGCTAAAGGCGTTACGTATATCAAACGTGATAATATGACTTATCTGATTAATAAAGGCGGTGAAAACTGGAGTCTATCATTGAAAGATTATTGATATAAATTGCGAAACCCAATAAAAAAGCCTCAGACTTAATTGTCTGAGGCTTTTTTATTTCATATTGTCTAAATCATCCAGCTTTCTTTCAAAAGCTTCGATATTACGTTTATCCACTTCAGCAGAATCACCAATAAACTTACGAGCCGTAATAGTAACGTTATGGTTGCGTCCGGCGTTAGTTGTGCCCTCGTTTTGTGCTTTAGAGTACTTCTTATCGGATACTATTGTAACTTCGCCATTAGCGGCATTTTTGTACTCTATACTCATTCCCAAATCACCGGTGTCACCGGTTAGAATCTTTCGGGTTGCTTTTGCCCCGGTAATTTTTGGGTTTAGCCTACGTTTCACCTCTTCCCAGGATTCATTTTGCGTGTCCATAAAGCCTTCGTTCTGGAAGTTCTCGGTAAAAACATCCCTGGCATTTTTACCCATAATAATGGGTGCATCGTCATCAATAAACCGTCTGGCCTCTTCTGACATGTTTAGTAAGTGGCTTGCAAATTGGTCTCCATCCATAAATTTTGTATTAAATATCAGCTAATGAGTACAATTATTCAAAATATATTGTACTTTTGTCATGTCGGAGCTGCGTGCTCTGACGCTACCCAGGGCGAATATGTGATTTATCACTTGTTCGCCCTGGTTCATTTTACGAATACGTGAACATCTTCCCCGGTCATAACAATGATTTTCTTCAGGTTCAACCTATCATCTAAACTAAATTGCCATTTTGCAAAGCGTTCCAGATACGATTTTGAAACAATATCCGTGCATTTTATTACTGCTATATCAGCCTGTTGTGAAGCTTTTAAAACATTTTTACTCAAATGGTTTGCATCGGTCAACTTAAATTCAAGTAGGTTTCCATCTCCCAGACAATCAGGACATTTTGTTTTATGCATTGCCTGATATGCTTTGCCGTAGTAGCGCGTTCTCAATTCAACTTCAGACTGGTGAATACGGGGCAATAAAGTGGCTTCTTTTACTACCTTATTTTTTACCAATGCTTCTACAATCTTTGCATTTTCAACCGTTTCAGGCTCTTTAATGCAAAGGAAATGTTCTTTGTACTTCACGCCTGAAGCTGTTACTTTATTCATATAAGCAACATCGTCCGGATTATACAATACACCAACATCTGGTATATGTTTGTCAACACGACTGAAGTACGGATGTTTATCCGTAAATATCTGATCGGTGTAATAGGGATTACCTTCGAGTCCGGGCGAAACAGGAACCGGTTTAATATCGGTATTGTCAGTAACTGCTTTGTCGGTGTTCTTCCAATCACATTTACAATTATAGATACAACCAGGCGTGTTGTTTACTAAGAACGAATCATCCATTGACCAAATACGGCCAACGTATGTAAGGTGAAGTTCACGCGGTGAAGCGGAACGGGTTCTCAACCATTCAATATTTGGGAATAAGCGTTTTTCTTGTGTGAATTGCGCCCATTGTTTGGCTACACGACACCGGTGCGAAGTGGTATTATATTCAGCAGCCTGAGCGCGGTTGGCTCTACCAATAACTACTTTTGCAGCTTTCTGATACTCTTCTTTGCTTCGCTCAACTCCATTTATATCTGCTTTACAGGCATCCAACAATTGAATGGTGTAATTAGATTTGGCAGCTGCTAACCGGCTCACATTGTTTTTAAACAGCTTCGCAGTCTCTTCGTTATCGGATGCAACGGCACGATGTAAATCGTCGTTATACGTGTCGAAAATAGGGCGCATGAGTTCGCTACCTTTTCCCTGCCATATTTGCTCTACAGCACTGTTTAAATCTGTCTGACGGTTGGCCAGTTGTAAGTTTGGATATTCGGAAATAGCCAATTGGCGTATTTCTAAATCATTGTCGAAATAAAGTTTGTCGGTGTCGAGTTCCCCATCTTCTAATACAACTTTTCCAAAGTTTAGAACTTTGGAAAAGTTTAGTTTTTCAGTAGATGGGGCTAATCGAAAAAACTGAGCGACTGGTTACTTGCTTTGGCCGGTTGTGTTTTTGGGTTCTCCTTGTCAAGCATTACACCGTAAGTACTTTCTATGTATTCGGTTGTAAGGTTATAGCCGTATTTGAGCAACTCACTGTCTTCCTTAATCTTTTCACTTGGTTTCACGTTCTTTTTAGCCTGAAGCTCCACGGTGTAGCCTTCCGGTATATCAAAACCAAGGTTGCGTAAAACAGGAACGAAATCATCATTAATCCAGTCCTGAACATCCGCAATATCAGCATCGGTTATATCCTGGAACATTTGAAGGTGAACGTCGGCTTGTGATTTGCTAGAACCATCGTCCATGGTCATGGTTTGCCCTACAATACCTTTGGACATTTCTTTGTTGATACGCTCAATCTTCTTATCAAACACATTGAAAGAATCGGTTTTCTGATTCTCTTTGATTTCAATTTCAGTCTGTTTGTCAAAGATTCCATAACTGGAAGTCCCCATCATTTGCAACCACTCCTGAAGCTCATCTTTGTGCTTTTTGGTATTGATCATTGTTTTTGCAATACGGATAGGCACACCGAATATTTGTTCAAACTCATCCCACGAAGCCCATGAATGTCTTTTATAGATGGTCATTGGCGCAATGCGCTCCAGGATACCGCCTTTGTCGGGTGATAGTTGAACATAGATAAGAAAGTTTGAAAAATCTTCGTACCGGATAGCAACACCGGTAGGGTTATGGGCTTCTTTCAAAAGCAGTCCTTTTTCTGGAATAATGTTTTCACGAGGTATATCAACGAGTTTGCGAATACTTCCCGAAGTGAAGTCTGATATTAGGAACATGCTGTATTCATAGAACTTTGACTCCATTGCTTTACGGATAGCATGACGAAACCACTTTTTATTGATTTGTTTTGAACGCTCATCATCCTGTTTACCTTCAGTATCTTTGAATACGGCAATTTTATTTACCACCCGCAAAATACGTTGTTGGATAGCTCCCTGAAGGTGATTGTCCAACATAGCATCTTTGTACAGCTGTTGTATCAGGTACGTTACCGGATGAAAAGGGTCATAGCGTGCGAAACGTGCGTTTTGCCAATCGGTTACTTCTTTTCGATACATGGATTCATACAGCCGGAAATAGTCTATTTCCATAGTATCAGAACCCCGTGTGTCGGTTATGGGTGGTTTCTTAGCGTTGCGTCCAGTTGGTTGTACGTTAGTTGGCTTTGCTGCCAATGCTAATTTATTGAAGTCTTTTTGCTTTTTCATATCTATGAATTAATAAGCTGAATTGTAACGTGTATTTCCACCAAAGCGGACATCGCCGGTAGTTCCTTCGGTATCGGTTATTTCGGCTGGTTTTGGAGGGAGTGTTCTATCTCCCAGTTCGCCGGTATACGATTTTTCGAGCCAGTCTATTGTTTCGGCATAGCGTCGGGCTGCAACGGCATTGGTATCGCGCGTGTGTCGTTCGTATATCTCATAGATTACTATATCCTTCAGGCGTTTTACGATTGACTTTTTACGTGCAGTACCTTCAGCATTGAAAATTACGTCAATGTCGTAGTACCGGCTTAAATAGCCTTTCATTTTATCAATACTTTCATCGATAATGTCAGTTATAATCGTATCATCTACACCGGTAAGAATATCAATAAGACTCAAATCACCGACGGTTTTAAGTTCTGCTTTAGTTAGAAATGCCATGTTAGTAAGTTATTTATATTAGTATCCACCACGTTCACGTTTACCAATTATCGGTTTATTATCAGTCTCATCGTTCTCTTCAGAATCTCCGTTCAGGTATTCCTGGGCTTTGAGAATTGCATCAGTCAGGGAGTCCGGGAAATCGACCGGGTAACTACCGCCTTTCTCAAAGTTGAGCATTTGTGCTTTGGCCTCTTCCCAGTCCGGGTTTTCTTCCAACTCTTCGCTGAAATCTAAAATACCGGTGCTCAACACACTCACAAGTGTAGTGTCTATTTTTGTGTATTTGTCCGTGACGCTCTTTTGCGAAATAGGAATACTGATAGACTTGTATTTTTGTGCAGCACGGATAAGAATAGGGTAATAGATTACTTCCTGCGAAACCGAACCGTCAAAATAATAGATTGTTGAGCCATTGATGCTTAGTATCTTTTTAGCCTGTGTATAATGATATTCCAGGGCGGTTTCAATATCAGCCGTTTGCCGGCAATAAAGGTCGATAACTGTCATGTGCAAGTCGCGAACTCCAATAGTAGCCAATGCTTTGTAACAGGCTTTATCAGAATAGGCAAAATCCCAGTTACCCACAATCACAAGATAAGCATCGAACGGTTTTGGCTTAACCATGCGTATCCATTCCTTTTTGATACGCTTGCCAACGTTTATGGGCGTATTGTAGAACTCACCCGAAAGCGTTGCCTGATCATGTTCGTATTGTTCAACCTTGCGTAAACAATCAGCTTTGGTGTATCTTTCTTCCCAACTGGGTTTCCAGTCGCTAGAACTATTAAGCTGATCGTAATACTTTGTAGTGAGATTGACTAAATACAACGTGGAAAATTTTTCTTTCCGGATTTGATTGTTTTTAGTATCAATCTTTTTCAGGTCGAAACCTTTACGTTCGGCCAATGTGGCTACAAAACCCTTTTCGGTAAAATAGTTGTTGTTGATGATGGTGCGCTCTGAGTCCTTTGAAAACGCGCCCTGGATATCACCGGTTACTTTGTCGGCATACTCATGAACCAATGATTTATTCATTGATTTCTTTTTGTCCTCAATATCATCAAGCGACACGTATTCAAGCCTTACACCATTTTGTCGAAGTCCACGGAACGGTTGATCAATACCCAAAGCCATGAATGTGCAACGGTCGGTTGTCTCAAATTGACCATCAGCCCAGTTGCCATAACTCTTTTGCATACCGAAGTCTTTAATGATTCGGTTGTTTGATTCAAATTGAACTTGCAAGTCCTGAAGCAACATAGCAGCGCGAACCTCATTAGCTCCTACAACCAGTTGAAACATGGCTTTTTGAGTTTGTTTAAGTCCGAAAGCGTAACCCATATTAGCATGAGTAGACTTTGCCCCACCACGAAAAATGAGATTAAACAACGTTATAAAATCGTTGTTGTATAAGTCTTTGTAAATAGAAGTATGATACCAGGCACAATCACTGTCAGCCATTGGAATGGTTGTACCTTTGCCAAAGTAGTAATTAAAGAACTGGCCGTAGTTCTCCGGTTTCAGCAGCATTTTTATACGCGCTTCCTGTTGTTCCGGTGTTTCTTCGATAATGTTGTCAATCGTGGCCTTATTGATAAAAGCCGTTTTTTCACGGAACCGGTCGAGTAGTTCTTTATATTCCTTCTTAGTCATTTATCCGCGTGTGTAGTAGAATGCAATCTTTTTTAAATCATCCGATGTCATTGTTTTCGGAAAGTTTCCTAATTGGCGTTGATATTTAAACCATCGCTTGCTAATCATACGGATACGGCCTTCGTGTTTTAGCACAAACATCTGTGAACCGTACACTTCGCGATACTTATCCGCTTTACGCTTCAGGCGTTTGATTTTATATCCAATCAGATACTCATTCAGTTCCATAACCCATTTAAGGAATTCAATCTTAAGTTTACTCATTGCCTAATACTTCATTGGTTAGGCGGGTTAATACATTTTCCATTTTTGAACGTACCCCGCGTA